TGATCCACTATGTCCTGCGTGTTACCGCCAGTTGTATTGCCGGAAGTGTCTGCTCTCTGAGTGTACACGGATACATCCGCACGAGCACCGCTGCCGAATGGATCTTCTGCAGTACCTAACGTGCCGATTTCGTTTTCACCCGCATTTACACCACTCTTATTCAGCCCGTCATTCCAGTACATACCAGCGAACGACCTGGATGGCATAATCAAAACAGACCCCTGTGGATAGCTGCTAGAAATAACACTGTTTGATGTGTTGACACTCGCACCATTGAACTGGAAGGCTGTATTCTTCTCATTGCCGGCTCCTTGGTTCATCTGGTAAACGAATTCTCCTGCTGTTTGCAGGTCAGAAACAATGTCATATGCCCCGTTGAAGTTCCGCGCCTGCATGTACATTTGTGACATTTGCATAAAACGAGGCTTACGATCTTGTGCGATCTCCAAGGCGTAGGTCGTATCGTTGTAAGTGCCAGGGTTTGCGGATGCGATTTGTGGGTTCACAACCGACGCAGCTAACTGCATCCTGTTGGCAATAAGGAAGGCCAACGCGCTGTCATCGTGCCTGTTGCGCAGGTTTCGCCAGTGCTCCTCATACAGATTGTTCCACATCGTTTGATACGTCAGAATATTGTTCTGAGCGATCTTACGAGGTAGTCCAAAGGTCTCAACATGTGTAACATACACCAGCTCAACCATGCCACTGTCCCCGTAGGTGCCTGTGTGATTGTGTGCTTTGGTAGTTCCTGACTGCTGAGCAATCTTGGTCTGATAATAAATTTCTACGGGCCTTTTGTCAGAGACACGCAGATCATTTGCGTTGGGGATGGAGTACTCCTGGTTCTTAAGTGCCAACTCCATCACGGTGGGTAGCTTGCGGCGTTGTTCAGGTGCCTGATTTCTTTTGGAAACAATAGCCTGACCCTTTGCAAGCACACTAGCAGCGTAATTCGGCATAGTGCATTGTGATTGTGTGTGAAAGAATGTTGTGAGATTTTGGAGTACCACTCCGGAGTTGTCGGGATACCATCCCGAGAAGAACCAGGTACCACCTGGGCAGATATAGCGGGGAGCTATTCTGATTCCAAAGGTATAGATAAAATCTATAGAATCAAAAATCTTTATAGATGATATTAATTTAGGCAGGTGTCATTTTTGACGCCGGGCAATTCATCCACCACACATTCCCAGTCGACACAAGGGATATGCGCCCAATCAAGGAGCCACATCAGACTCTCTTCGTCCTTGGCAAATATTTCAGGACCATAACGGCGGATATTCTGGCCACGCTCCTGCATTATATGTGTAACAACATAATAGTGTATCATAAAGAAATAGCCCCGTGTTACCGGGGCTTATTTTATTGTTTAACGAAAGGATGCTGAGTTCCCATACTAACCGGCGGCGTGCCATTTCCGGTTACATATAACCACACAACTCCTGTGCGTTGTATTTCTTCCTTTTCTTCGTCCGATAATAGCCAGCAAGAAACGATAGTAGGTGCAGTGTTGCCTTTATCATCTATAGGCGCCTCTCCTTTCCATACTGGTAGACTTGAACATTGTTCATCAGTCCACCCTATAGGCTTGCCAAAGGTGAAGTTTGACTCCGGAAAATTAATTGGCTGCATGGTGTTTAATTATAGAAGTCAAAGTCAGCAATATCTTTCGTTACCGTCTCCAGGTGCTTCTGGAACTCAGGGGAAACAACGTTCAAATTCGGATTCTCCTTCTTCCAGGCTTCCTGCACTTCTGAGAGCTTCTTAAAGCCGCCGCTACCGCCTGGCGGGGTATCATTACCACCTCTGCCACCACCATTACCACCAGTACCGCCTATCCACTTGCGCTCTGTGAAGTAATCTGCCATAACTTTATCCAAAGGCAGCGGGTTTTGTGTGGCTTTATCCCGGACGGTTTCTCCATTACGCTTAACAACCATCTTCCCATCCGCTTCCTCAAAGGTAAGGTCCATCTTCGCCAGCACAAGGCGTTCACTGTCTTTTAAATCGGCTGTTCTGCCGGCAGGGAACATAGATATTAACTGAGCGTCGAAAGCGGCTGTTTTGGCCGCTTTTTGCAGATCCGTAACCTGCGCCGTTAAGGTTTCCTTATCCTTGATCAGATTCGTAACCTGCTCTTTTAGTACTGGGTCGCCTTTGGCCGCTTTGTCTGCAACCAGTGTAACCACCTTGTCCAGCTCTTTTGTATCGTCTTCGATGGAGAAGGCTTTCTTTAGCGATTTGGCAGCCAGTTCTTTACCCTTAGTTTCGCCCTCTTTCTCGCCGAGTTTCTTACCCTCATTGATCTTATTGGCGTCGCGGGCTTCGAGATCTTCCTTTTTGAACACCTCTATCTCTGGCAGAGCATAGTCCACCTCGTTTTCGTCTTTTGCAGCTGCTATCAGCTTATCAGTATCAAGCCCCCAGGACTTGAATTTTGCAATTACTTCTGCTTTAAAAGCCATTGTTCACTGTTTTTAGGGATTAGTAAGTAAGATTATGCCAGCAGGTAATACCGGCCAGTATTACGTACCTGGGCGTTCATTTCGAGCGCTGTTTTCACGTCAATACGAGTCTTATGTATTGGCTTGTCGTTAACGATCTCTATGCCATCAAACACTTTCGGGCTGTTCGGTAGGCCAGGATACAACTCCTTAATGACTGATTTAACCTTGTACACATTAAAATCCAACAGACCAAACAACGGTAAGTCGTTGACATGCGCTTCATACTTCTTGAAGTTTTCTCCGGTCAGATTCTTGTAGTCGAACTTCTGAGCCATTGTCTCAGGGGTGGCTGGCTGTGTCTGAGTTACGACTACAGGAGGTGTGTTGCTCTCAGGCGGTGCAGATGGCGGCATGTCGGTTTTTGAAACTGCTGGCGCATCTGCGAATGCCTCAGCTATGAAGGCCGTTGCCTCTTCTTCGGCAATACCGTCAGCCAATAACTGGGCTCTCAGTTCTTCCTGTGTCAGGCCCGATTCCTTCAATTTTAGGTACTTTTCTTTGGTTTTGTAATGCATGTTTTATCTTGGTTTTAGAAGTGACAAAATGTATTTTGCTTGGTTAATTGATAGAAGAATGCCTTCTTCCCAATGGTGTGAGGTTTGATCAGGATCAGTACCCATAGACTCCTGACCTTTAATCTCTGCCTCAAGAGTCTGTATAATATCTTCCTTGGTGATTTCTGCCATGATCGTTTAATTTAGTGCTGGTTTTACTGGTTCAGGTGCTGGCAGATTCTTTGCCTTGACAAACTCTCGCAACTTATCCCGCAGGTTATTCGTCTCAGTAACGATAACCTCTATGTCAGAGATGGTGCTGTACCATTCACCGAAATAGAGTTTACAGTTGATGTCCAGCTGATCTGTGGCAACGCCCTTGACCTCACCTATCTTCATATGCGGGAAAGGCTCTACATACAGTAGTTTAAGTCTCACAGCTAGCTCCATAGGGCTATTCTGGTATACTGCGTGGTAGTACTTTTCCAGCGCCTCATAAAGACTCGCTTCCGGCGCTCCCTTGGTCCTCATGTCCTGGTATTGTGCCATCAACTCGTCCGGCGTTTCCAGGATATAATACCGGCCATAGGCTATTGCGGCTTTCTTGTATCCATCCCCGAACCAGAATTGACCGATGAAGTCAGCGAAGATCATTTCCGTTTTCTCTGCCCAGTCAGCAGTTTTATTCAACCTGGTATAGCGCGGCTGGAGGTTAGCCATGGTCTTTGTAGCTGTTTCCTGCACATCTTGCCCCTTCTGTACGCCGGTAACCTGCTTTGGCTGTGATGTACCCCAGTAGGTTAATTCAATGAGGGTTTCCATATCAGACAAGCTGCTATCCTGTTTCTCCCAGCCCTCAACATCAGGTGATACGTAACCAAAGTAGCTGCGGAAGTCAAATCCATGCTCTGCCAGATCCAGCGGGAAGCGGGCTACATCAGACACCTTGGTTTGCAGTTTGAAGCCGGTGCCTCGGTCAGATCCCGCGGGGGTACAATCTGGGCAGCCTTTACCGCCTACATAGCCTGTGCCGGCACATGTCGCGCAGCTCAATAGTGGCTCAACTGCCTTGCTAAAGCCGTGGTATTTCTTCTGCAGATCACGAACGCTTCTATCATATAGGAAGCAGTCAGCTAGTTCGATCGTGAGATCCAGCGGAGACAGGAAACACTCCGGATCATTGAACTGCATGATATCCGAAATGATGAATCCCGGCACACGATTCCAGACGTTCTGTATCGAATCATCTACTTTGATTACCTGGTCAACCTGATTACCGGACCATTTAACAATGATATCCTTCTCATCGTCAATAAACCGGTAGTACGTAGTCTTTGTATTCTTGGTGAATTGCTTTAGCTCTTCATCCTGCACACCAAAGGCCAGCGCCTCGCCGGCAGTCAGCCGGAAGCATACATGCTCCAGGCGGCGTCCGGTCGTATCGTAATTGTATATGCTGTAAGTGGACTTATAAGTGGGGTAAGTCTTGGGGGGTTGTGGGTTCAAGGCATTAGGGTCGGTCTTCTCTACCTCCATGAGGAACACGCCCATGGGGTCACACCGGTAGGCAGGTAGCGCGAACGTTTGTATCCACCGGCGTAGCGACATGCCGTAGCGCACATTCTCCAGTACGGCGTTCATTTGCTTCTCCTGCCCTTCCGGCAGGTTGAATGTGGTAGATCCACCCTTTGCGCTGAACACCATATCCTCCTGCTGGAGGATACGCCCGAACAAGTCTTTATTGGATATGGCGTATTGCTTACGTACCTTATATGCTTCTGCATTCTCGAAGTAGTCACAACGAGGCAGCGCAGATGACATGCCAATGCCCTGCACATGCAACATAAGCTTATCAGCCATCTTTCTGCCCTTTTCAATCCTGCCCTTGGCCGGGTTGAGCTTCACTATATCCGAAATCTGATCAAAGGTGTATATCATGTCGTTATGTTGAGTACCCGTAAAACTTCTTCTTGCGTGACTTGTAGTTTGTAAACTCTGCCTCCAAGATCTTACATATGAAATATCGTTTCTGGTCTGAATAGTGACCTACAGGCTCATAGCTGATGCCTGTTTCTTTATCCTTTACCTTCTGTTTAAACATTGTCCCGTCTTTGTCTTCTTTCGCCATGATGTAATCATCAATACTCACTTTGCAGTGGTCGGCAATCGTAATACTGTAGCCGTACAACTCACTCTCATATATCTCATTGATAAAGGCAGCACTCAAGGCTACCTCAGGGTGAGACTTCGCTACTCTGTTGACTACCGTAAAGCTGGCATTCCTCAACTCTTCAATGAACTTGTCATAAAACGATGCGTTATTCTCATCCACGGTAGACCGCTTGCTTGCCGCCGGATCACCATATACAAACAGTACATCCTTGTAATCTATCTGCCTGAGCCATGCTATTAGTCTCCTGGCGGCTTTTGGTGCGTTGTTGTCAGGCTCTTTACACGGGATCTCATGTACCTGTCTAATATTCTTCGTTACTATCTGCCAGGCAGCAACAGTTACATACGGATTGACGTTTTCATCGAGCGAAATATGGATGGTAGTTTTCTCAATCTTCAGCGGCTTAACGTGCTTTGTCTCGTTAAACTGTTTCCAGAACTCCCCACCCGTCCGCATGATCCCTCTTTCTCCGTTGGCATAAACACGGTAAAGGTTGGGCTTAAATATGCGGTCCCGCTCAAAGTCATCAAGGGTGTGGTGGTCAATAAAGCCGCCTTTACCTGATGGATGCCCGACCACCCAGAAGTTATCACGATAAGTAACCTTGATCCACACGCTATCCCCTTTTTTGTTTATCCGCTTAAAAGCGAAATCAGGGTTCAAAGAGCTGTATTTTGTCGATGCCTGCACTGTGAGCGGCAAATCAGTCCACTGATCTGTATCAAGCCACTCCTCATATTGCCATAGCTTAGAGGAAACGGGGTTCCAGTCGCAGATAAACTTCTGATTGGGTCGGCCACGCAACCTTTTACGCTGCTGATCCCACTGCTTTGATGTAAACTGGTTCCACTCATTGTTATACACGATATCAAAGTCCTCAATACCCTTTACGTTTTCCTCATCATCCAGGCCCCTAAAACGGACTTTTGCACCGTGAGCAGTACATTTGATCAAATCCTCTTGCGGCTTGTAAAAACGGCCCAATTCCAGCCGATTCATAGCCAATTTGAAAGAACTATACACACTATCCTTGATGTGGACGTGAAAACGCCGGAAAACCAGCGTTGAATACTTGTGATGTAGCATATCCACCAGTAGAGAATTGCTTATCTCCCCCGTCTTACCGGCACTAGATCCACCCTCTATGTAGATGTACCGAATCTTTGGATTCCGAAGCAGCGGCATGATGTGCCAATGTAGCGGATTGAATAACCTGGGATTGAACGTGATATGCATTGCCTACTCCTCTTTTCCATACCCAATAGTTATGTCTCCGGAATGCTCTACCTTGTCAGGCGCGTTCCAGCCCTTTACCTTACAAATGCTGTCCAGCGCTGTGCGCTTATCCCAGATCTTTATCTTCTTGGTATACCCTACCTGCCGGCGATCATCCCCGAAGCCTTCCCATAGCTCGTCAATCTCGATACCTGCCAACGCGGCTGCAGCATCGTCGTCGAGATCTTTTACGTTCTTTAGAGAGCCATCTTCGTTGTAGTAGGCACGAATGTCAGAAAAGCCAAGACGGGCGTATTCCCGCATGACTCTTTCTTGGGTTATTTCCAGCTTATCGAGGATTTTGTCGGTCTTGGCGTCGATATACGCTTTAACCTTAACATTAGATAACAGGCGGGAAGATTGTTCTTGGGCTGTCTTCTTTGAATAGCCCGCTTTGATAGCGGCTTGCAGCCCGTTACGTAAAACGAGGTAGTGCTCACAAAATATGAGCTGTTTTGGCGTTAAGCCATGATCAGGTATTTTCTTTTCACTGTTCGCCATAAATGCAGCCGGGTAGTTATCTCGGAATGCTTCAGTCACAAAGATATAGATAAAATCTATTTAATTAACAAACAATATAGACTCATGACTATTCGGAAAAAAACTCCCTCCAACTTGAAAAAATAATTTGTTTATTCAAGACAGTGTTTGTATCTTTGATTCAACAAAACGCTACTACAATGTTCATCGTTCGCCGCTCAAATCACATTCAGGAAGATATCTCTCGTAACTGGTCTTCATGGAACTATGGTCAGGAAGGGATCTCCTGTACCGAAGAGCAACTGGAGGCATGGAAAGAGCAGGCTATTAACGATGATACCATCCCTTTCTGCATCTCTGGTTTTGAATTATTCGGCCAGCAAGTGGCTGACGCAGATATCCGCGAACTGTATACCGGTTACTGGGTGTTGGCTGACCTGGCACGCGGCGAAGGCCTTTCCTGCAACATACTGGAAGCCGAAACTTTCGAGGAAGCCTTGGCAATTGTAACCGCTGAGGGCTTTGCAGTGCGCATGGAAGAGGGAGATACAGTTGATTGCAGTAATGCAGTAGTTCGCTGGTTCAATGGTGACGACACTTACCTCCTCGAAGTATAATTATTATTCACAATAACTTAAAACTCCAAAAAATGAAAAACTTCTTCTTTATCATCTCCGCTCTTTTGTTCTTAGCTTGCGTTGGTTTCGCGTTGTCATTAAATATCGTATTTGGCATTGTCGTTACTATAATGTCACTGACTGGCACAATTGTGATTTGCAGTGGTGTTCACAATGACACAAAAGAGCAAGAGGCAGCAGACCGCAGACGTA